GTTATATCTGCCAAATCTAAAATCCTATCAGCAGCATTTCCTGTTTTTGTTGCTAACGCCATTATCCCAACGCCGGCTGCAACGATTGGACCAGTAGCCCATAATGACATTGTTTTTCCAACATCTGATGTACTTTTCCCTAAAGATTTTAACCGAGAGGCAGTGTTACTTGCTTTTTTGTCCACCTCACCAAGCTTACTTTTTACATTAGTATCTTTTATTGCTATTGAACCAAACAGCTTGAATAATTCCATATGCTATAACTCACCACCTTTGCTGGCCTTGTGTTTGTCTCTAATTTTATTAGCTATGTTTAGTATTTCTTCTTTTGTCTTTTTGTCACTAGCAAATTCTGGTTCTTTTTTTATAAATTCATCAAATGTTTGTGGTTTTTTCATGTGAGGACTCCAAACAACCCATTTAATAAAAGCTTTCTCTTCTGATTTTTCTTTTATCCTATGTCCTAACATTTTTATCACAAATCTAATTGGCATGCCTTTTAAATTCTTTATATCTGCCGACAACAGTTCATATATTGTGCAAATCCCCAATTGTCGGCTTACTTGAAAGCATCTAACACCCCATCTTGTGAAATTATTTTAACCAAAACATCCATAAATTCTTTTGCACTCATTTCATCAACATTTTTATCTGTTAACCTAGAAATCAATGCTTTTATTTCTGGTTTAGCTTTATGTGCTTTCTTAGCAAATAATGTTGTAATCTTTATGCCAAACTTTGTCTGTTCTTCCTCTAGCTTTAACTTAGCTTCTTTTTCATCTAAATTGCTTAAATCTGGTTGTTTAAATTCTGGCAATTCTAAATCCATTTTGTCTGCAATTTCTGATATATAAAATAGCTCATCTACTCCTATTTGTTTAATCTCCATTTTAGTTACCTCCAATTTAAAATTTGGTCGACCAGTGGCCCATGTGTTAATTGTAAATATTTTTATATATGAAAATATATCTAATTATTTAAAATGGAATGTATGGCCACTGGTCTTTATACGTTTTTATTTTTAGTATGCGTCAACGTCTTCTATTGTATATAATGGTTCACTATAGTCTTGTGGGTTCCTATGTCCTGCAAATTGAATTTCAACAACAGCTTCTTCTTTGTCTGTTGCATTAATTTCAATTCCATTATCACCCAAAGCATTGTATAGGGTGATAACCTTATTGTCACCCTTCATATCTTTGCCAACCCAAGTTATATTACTTAAATATTCGTCGTTCTCAATTGTTCCGTCTTCTGTATTTGTTACCTTCTTTCCGTTCAAACTTAATTTAGAACCAGCCAACGCGAGTTTTAAATTTTTAACAGTCAGGTCCATTAATCTTACAGTCAAAGTTGCATTTTCATCAATAACACGTCTTAGTCCTTTTTCTTTTCCTAAAGCACCGTCTCGTTCGATTATTCTAACTTCTTGTTCTACTGTGAATGTGTTTCCACCTCTTGTTGGTGCTAAAAGCCTTTCATCATATTCGTTGTAATTGATGTATGTTGCGCCGGCATCTAAAACAATGTTTTCTATCTGTTCTACAGTCAAGTTTCTGTTCATCTTTGTACCTCCTTTAAATTAAAAAGAATGTTCTAGCTTGAAATAAAATTTGTTTTCTTCTAATCTTTTTGTCGGTTGGTTCTGGTATTGCTATGTTTAATAAATTTAAAAATTCAAATCTTACAGAAATTTCTTCGTCAACATACCTATATTTATTTAATAAATTTAAAATATCATTTGTTATATTTTCTAGTTCAACCGTTGTATCTACGCCTTCTGCAACTCTTCCCCAAACATCTATTTCTAAGTTGAATATTTCTAAGTTTTCTAAGTCTACCATTGATGGCAAGCTTATTGTTATAAATGGGAACTCTTGCTCTCTATTTACATTATCCTTTTCTATAACATCAATTCCTAGTTCAGTTAGCTTGTTGTATATTACTTGATATAACTTAATCAATTTTCATCAGCTCCCCAATTAATTTATTTATTTCACCAATATTTTCATTTGCTGCAGGGGATAGAAATGGTTGTGCTTTTTGCTTATACGTTCCTTTTTCTACATATATTGCATATTCAACATTTGTTCCATACCTAACTGTCTTTTCTGGTTCATCTACACTGTAATTTATGCTACTTCTTAGCATTCCAGTATCTACTGGAGCTCTCAAACTTGCCTCGGCATGAAGAAAAGAGCCGACCCCTTCAAGTGCCCTTTTAATTGCTTTTTCTATTTCTTTTTCTACTTCATTTTTATTGGACTCAAACGTCATTGTATCAACTCCAATTCTATTTGCAAAAATTTGTCAAAGTTCATTGGGTTGCTTATCCAAGTTATTTTATAATTGTTGTTCCTGTATACAATTCTATCGTTTTTTGTTATGTGCTCAATATTCCCAGCCTCTGTATAAAGTCTGTGTGTACTATATGTTTTTTGTCTTTCGGCACTTATTCTCTCGCTTGCGTTTAATGGTCTTATTCTTCCGCTTATTGTTTTTGTTTCAGTGACGACCATTATTTTACTACCAATTCCGCTTGGCGCATCTTCGTACTCTACCTTTTGTACCTCAATATCTACAAAATAATCTTCTATTGCCATTCTGGTCACCTCAAATCTTGCACCTTCTATATGGATGCAATAAAGATAGTAAAGACGGTGGGAGTGATTTGTTTACTGTTTCAAAACTAATGCTATAGTCTCCTAAACTTTCAGAACTCTTCCCAGCCTGTTTTGTGTAAAATTCAAATGCTCTGTCTAAAAAGATTTTAACTCCAGCAGGTAGCCCACATTTAAAATCATTATTGCAATAGTCCTTTATCCAATCTTCTAAATAAATTTTTAATTCCATTTCACTCATGTTTACCACCTCTAATCACAATAGTCGTTCTCAATTATGCCCCTAGGCTCTTCATACATGAATATTTGTATGTCTATATTTAGTGCGGGTTCATTTTCTGCATGTATATTCTCAAGCTCTAGTATATAGTCTGTGCCATCCTTCTTCACTTAATATCAATTCTTTTAGTTTCTCATACCTCAGTTGATACATCAGCCGCTTCTCCTAAGAATGCTAAATAATAGTTTCTACTCTTTTTAGGTAATGCATCAAAACCTTTTTGTTTACACAAAGCGTATAGCTGTTTGTTTGTCATTTCATCAATGTTTGTTTCTTCTTCATCTTCATTCGTTTCGTCTTTAAGCACTTCAGGTCCTTGGGGCTCTGCTTCAATTTCAACTTCTTCAGCATCTACTTTAGCAACCACATCCGCTTTTTTATCTGGTTTTGGTTCTTCAACTATTAGCTTTGCAATTCCTCTTTTTATCCATCTATCGGCTGTTTCTTTATCAATTCCTTTTCTTGTTGTTCGCTCATAAACTTGTATCTTGTCGCCGACCTCTATGGGCCCGTATATTCCTTCATATGTTCTTTTTAATATTTCTATTAACATTTTTTATACCTCCTTATAATGTCACATGCCTCCCTTACTGCACCTTCACCGCCTTTGGCATTTGTTACATAGTTTACAATCTTTTTAACTTCTCTTATTGCATCTTTTGGTGCAAATGTTAGGGTGCATAATCTCATTGCTTCAATATCGTTCAAATCATCACCTATATATGCAATGTTTTTGAACGATTGTAATAGCTCACTTATGGCATCTTCTTTAAATTCAATGTTTGTTAAACAAAAATCTATTTCTAAATCTTCTGCTCGCATTTCAATTTCAGCCGAGTCACTACTTGAAATAAAACCAATCGGTATAATTTTGCTTAATTCTTTTATACCTAATCCATCTTTAACATTAAACGTTTTTGATTGGTAGCTTATTTCACCTTTTGTCATTGTGCCATCACAATCAATTAGTAATAAATTTATGGGGCGAGCCTTTTTAGCAACGCCCCAATATTTTATTATATTCATATTACACATTCAATACTGCAAAAGGATATCTACTTCTATCTGGGCTTAATTGATGTATTGGGTTAGGTACCGCCCAACCTAATCTCATAACCACACGCATTGCTTTCATATCATTTTGCATTAAGTTCATTATTACTTTACCGTTTTCATCTGAAATTACGCCTTCTGTAAATACTTGGAACCTAAAATCTTCTCTTATACTGAATACAGCTTCGTCAGTTTTTCCAGAAATAATTCTAGCTACTGAAGTATCAAAGCTGTTGTTTTTGATGTAGCTAATTGGTAGACCATATAAAGCGTCTGGTATTCCACCTTGTAAATTACCTTGTGCGAAAATTGGTTGACCAGCTGAGTCTCTTAAATTTCTTAAGCTAGCTTTAACACTTGGAGCTGCCATAAATCCGTTAGGGTCATATCCTTGTTGCTCTAATATTCCCATCAAATTACTAGTATCAATTCCTAAATCAGCACCAGTTCCTTCAACAACAGTATTTCCTCTCGCAATTGCAGTTGGAACAATACCTGTTGGCCAAGTTGTTGGTCTCCTTGCTCCCCAGATTATTGACTCATCAATTCTTCTATGGAAAGCTTCAATTAGTCTTGGTCTAACTTCTGCCCAAATATCATAATCTGAGTCAGCTAAAACGTCATCTGGTACAGGAACAATAACACTCATAGTTTCTGCCGTGATGAAAACATTTTCCCATTCAAATTGTACTGTTTTCTTCAACCCAGGAATACCTTCTTGTGGAACTTCTCCAGGGTTACCAGATCCGTATGGTATTCCTTTTAATTCTAACATTCTTAAATCATCAACTTGCTTATCAGCACCTACAACTAAATCATCGGTTGTTACGTTGCCTGTAAAGTCAGCTTGCCCTAAAGCATTTAGAACTGGCATTCTGTATGTTCTGCTACCCATGTTTGGCAATCTTCTAAATGTTGATAATGCAGCGCTGCCCTCTACTACTCCACTCATTATTTCCCTTGATACCTCTTCTGGTATTAAAGGCCATGCATCAAATTCTGTTGTCATGTGTGTTTCATTTAAACCTGTTCCATATCCACCATGTACTAAACTCATATAAATTACCTCCTTCTAATTTGTCCACGAATTAAACTATTCATATCGAATGCTTTGTTGTTAGTTTTGTTTCCACCTTGTGGTGTTGAGCCTTTAAGCCTACTATTTACTTCTTTTTCAACTTCAGCTCTGAAAGATTTTTCAAACTCCTTTATTCTCGTTTGTGTGTCTTCTGCCGTTTCTCCAATAACCATATCACTAAAAGATACTGGCAATTTCTTTTCGTTCAAAATGTTTACTGCTTCTAGCTTCATTTCTTTCTTTAACAATTCACGTTCTCTATTGCTTAGTTCCTTTTTGTACTTCTCGTCTAATTCCCTTTCCCTTTCCTCTTCTGACAGCTTGGCAAGCCTTTCAGCCTCCCGTCTTTCTGCCTTTATTTTTTCCTCAAAGTCCTTTTCCCATTTACTCTTAGCTTGATTTACTCTCCTATCGGCTTCCGCTTGCAATTTCTTTTCTAACTCTTCCTTACTAAATGTTAATTTTTCTGACCCTTCTGGTTGCTTTGTTTTATCATCAATATTTTCGCCCCCAGCAGTATCTGTTGTTTTGTTTTTGTTTTCTAAATCTGACATTTTTCATACCTCCATTTTTTATTCGCCCCCAACAATTCTTTTTTTAAGCCTTGTTGATTGCTTTTTCTATTATTTTTATATCATCAGGCGAGTCAACACTTGGACTTCCCTGTATAACAATAAATTTGATTTTATTATTTGTTTTTCTTGTTAGTTCAATTCCTTCTGTTTCTGTCTTTTCTGACTTAGTAAATTCTTTCAATTGTTGTTTAGTGAATGCATATAGGCCGCATTGTTTGAATTTGGTACATACAGGCTTCCTTGTTAAACCTATATTATAATTATATTTAACAATGTTGGGATTGTATATGTCCCTCATATCATCTATGTGGGCTATTGTACCGATTATGTGTTCCATGAACATTTTTTTATATTCAAGAACCAATTTAACATCAAATGTATTTACTAGTGGTTCATCGCCTTGTACATTTATTATTATATCATAATCTAAGTCCTTTGTTGCTTGGTATATCCTATCCGTACCTGTTTCGCAATTAACATCAGTCATTATTGCTTTATGTCCTTTATTTTCTACCACTGATTTTATGTTTGTGCAATCTGTAGCCACCATTATATCTGCAATTCCCTTCATACTTTCCAACCTGTCACATACATGCAATACCATTTCTTTACCATTTATTTTAGCTAATGGTTTGTTTGGGAACCTTGTCGAACCAATCCTTGCAGGTATCACTATTGCAATTTTCATAAACGGTCCTCCTTGATACGACGTTTGATTGTAGTGGACTTTAATTGTTTATATATGAATTTATATTAACCCAATATTAAAGTCGATTGTGTGGCCAACAGTGTATATCTGTGAATAAATAAAAGACCACCTTTATCGGTAATCTTAAATTTAATATTTTACATTTTATATTTTTATTTTTAAACTAAAATTTCGTATTCTTCATCTTGTCCGGTTTTTATTACCTTATATATTAATTATAACACGTTCGTGTACGCTTGTAAACCTTTTTTTAATATTTTTCTAATGTAAAAA